CTGAACATTTAATTAATTTAACCTATAAAAAAATACAACAATGAATATTAAAGAACTTGCGAAGAAATACGAACTTAATAAAACCGATTTTTGGGAACTTAAACGGGGTACAATGTCAAAATGGATAATAACACACGATGCCGTTGAAAAGATTGCTTACAAGGAAGGTATTACATTTTCGATGCCTGATATTATTAGGGATGGAAATAACGATATTGCGATGCTGGGAACGGGAACGTTAAAAGAACGCACCGAATGGAGTACGGGCGAAGCATCCCCAAAAAATTGTAAAGCCCCTTATCCGTTTGCTATGGCAGAAAAGCGTTTAAAAGATAGGTTAACCCTTAAATTAATTAACGCTTATCAATACGGCATTTATTCGGATGTTGAAGCGGACGCATTTAAAAAAAGTAACAATGGATAACACAGGAAATAAATACTTTTTAAACGTGCTATTATCCACAATAGACGAAAGGTTAAAAGATATTGAAATAGAATATCAAAACCCTAACGAAAAATACGTTGCATTACGCACAATTTTAGAACAAATCACAGAACAATATAAAAAAAGTAATAATGGATAAACAACAATTAATTCATAAAATAACTCTTTTAGATGCATCGGCTTTTAGGTGTATATCTTACGCTAAAACAAATAAATTCAACAGAGAACCTTTAAATTATAGAACCAATTTATTTGATATCTATAAAAAGTTAGATGAAAAAGATTTATTCGAATTATTAAAAATTAAAACAAATAAAAACTAAACAATGAAAAAAGAACATTTAAGTTATTCGGCATTAACAAATTTTGCCAAAAGCCCCAACCATTTATTAAGTTATTGGAATAGAGTATTTGAACCAACCCCAGCTATGTTGTTCGGTTCGCTATTACATAAGATGATACTTGAACCCGAAACGTTTAGCCAACAATACGCAGTGTATGAGGGTACACGTAGGGGTAGAATTTGGGAAGAATTTAAAGAAGTTAACGATCAAAAGGATATTGTAACCACAAAGGAATACAACCACGCTTACAAGGTTTACGAAATGGCAAAAAATAACGATGTATTTCGCACCTTATTAATGTCAACAACCGAAACAGAAAAAGAATTGTATTGGGATTACGAGGGTGTTAAATATCGTGGCTTTGCCGATATGATTGGCGAGGGTTTCGTAGCTGATATCAAAACAACTGTTGATGCTGGAAGTAAGTTTGAACGTGATTTATGGTACAATGATTATCCCTTACAGGCGGTTATGTACTTAAAAAACTTTAAACCAGGTACAAAATATTTTATTATTGCAATTGAAAAGGGCGAACCATATAACGTTCAGGTTTACGAAATAGGCGAAGAACTATTAGACAAAGCCAACGCACGTTACAAGGATTTAAATGAACGTTTTAAGGCTTGGGATGGTAAACCCCAAAGTTATTCAAACGAGATTAAAGTAATAGGTTCAAAAGAATTTATATATTAATAAATTGTGTTAGTTAGTAAGGGCAGTAAATAACTTGAGGTGAATTTTATTTATTAATTGAAAGCTAACACATATTTTTAAACAAATAATAACAAATAAAATGAGTGAATTAGACATATTTAAAAAATTAGAAGATTTTGACTCTATAATAAATAATAATGAAGAAGTAATAAGACATATAAAAGATGAAAGGGTTCAATGGTGTAGAAAAAACAGAGAAAAAATAAAATCTTTATTTCCTAAAAAGGGTAAAATATATGAAATTATTAATTTAAATGTTTATGAACATTTTTGGGACGTTAGATGTAATTTAACAAATGATTCAAAAATATATTTTAAACCTAAAAATTTAAGATTTGACAAAAATAGCCAATTTCGTGGCGCTGGATTAAATTCTGTTTTTCCATCAGTTAAAGGAGATTTACTAAATGATAAATTACAAAAATTATATTCAGAGGTAAGAATAAGCATCAAAAACTTAAAAGATGTAAATAATAATTTACAAAAAAATACTGAAAAATCTTTTACAAAGGTATATGTTATGATTGATAAAAATACAGGATATTATAAAATAGGTAGGTCAATAAGACCATTATACAGAGAAAAAACTTTGCAATCTGAAAAACCTACTATTGAAATGTTATATAATTATGATGCAAGAATTAAAGATGAAAGAAAATTGCATAATATTTTTAAAGATAAAAATGTAAGGGGTGAATGGTTTAATTTAAATGGAACTGATTTACAAAAAATAAAAGAATATTTTAATAAATAAACAAAAAAACAAATAAAAATGAGTGAAAAATTAGAAGATTATGAACTTAGCTATTTAATAGATGTAGTTAAAAAAGATTTAGACGAATTAACTTTTAATAAAAATGAAAAAGCAACAATAATAAGAAGATTTTTATATAAAGTTTTAGAAAAATTAGAAAACCAAAAAAACAAATAAAATGAGTGAATTAAAAATAACAGGTAACATTACAAAGGTGTTAGAATTACAAAAGGGAACATCAAAAGCTGGTAAGGATTGGCAAAAGTTAAACTTTATTGTTGAAACCGATGCGGAATATAATAACGTTTATTGTTTCGAATTATTTGGCGAAGATAAAATTGAGAACTTCAACAAATGGAACAAGGTAGGTTCAAAGGTAACCATTGGGTTTAACGTTAATTGTAACGAATACAAGGGTAAATATTATACAAGTTTAAGTGCGTGGAATATCTTCAATGAGTTTAAGGACGCACCAAGTGAAGCTGAAAAAGAAATGGCTTCAAACAATAGCGTTGAAAGTTCTGAGGATGATTTACCATTTTGAACGGATTATTTAATTAAAAAAGGTTGGTATGTTGTTAGATGATGATTTTTTAACGGAACAATTAATGTTAGGTTATACGTTGCCCGAACTTGCTAAAGTTTGGAAAATAGATTATAAAACTTTAATACTTAATTATACTATTAGTAAAAAGAATTTTAAATATATCATTGAACGCACCGAAATAACAGGCAAACAAGAACCATATTACGCTAACGAGTGGCAATATGGTTCAATGCCAACCTATAATTTTAATGAATTATGCGACAGGGAAATTAAATTTTATTACGAAAATCTTAAAAAACAAAATTAATGAACAAGGAACTTGCAAAAAAACTCAATGAACAAGCCCAATTAATAGCTAAAAGGTTTTCAAAAAAAGATAGAGAAGGAAATATTAACAATGAAAATTTTGAAATTAAAGAAATAATCCCGACATCCGATCACACCGCAATTGTATATTTTAAAAAGAATAGCGGTAAAATTGGAATGGCTTTTTTTTATTATATTAATAAAGGAATGTCAAAAGGTTGGAAGTATTTTTTTCCTACTGATAGCCATATAAACGGGATGATGTCAGTATTATATTATAAATTAGACATTGAAAGGGCAAATTATAAACACAATTTTAAATAAATTTTATTATTTTTGTAGTGAGGTTGAGCCGTTCAACTCGTAAAAGGTTTTTGACTTTCCTTCCCTCATTCTTTTTATTAAAGTCAAGTTATAAAAAAGGTTAAAATATGCAACAAGGTTGGATTAAAATACATAGGCAACTATTAGAATGGGAGTGGTACGATGATAATAATACTAAAATAGTATTTCTTCATTTACTATTAAAAGCAAATCATAAACCAAAAAATTATAGGGGTTTAGAACTTAAAGCTGGAACGATATTAACGGGCAGAAAATTACTTGGTTTAGAAACAAAGTTAACAGTTAGGCAAATTAGAACATCACTAACTAAGCTAAAATCGACCAACGAAATAACCATCAAAACAAGTTCGCAAGGCTCTGTAATTGAGATAGTTAACTATAGTAAATATCAATTAGCGACCAACGAAACGACCAACGAGCGACCAACGAGCGACCAGCAAACGACCACTAACAAGAATGTAAAGAATGTAAAGAATGTAAATAAATTAGAAATTATACAAGTTGATTTATTAGAGTGGTTTAATTCTGAGTTTAAAAGAAAATTTACTATTATAAATAAAACAAAGTTAAAAGCAAGATTAAAAACTTTTGAAATTGAAAAAATTAAAATAGCTATAAAAAATGCTTATAGTGATAAATACCATATTGAAAATAATTTTTAAATAATTCTAAAAACTATAAACCGCCTACATATGGAAACTAAAAAATGGTTTAAAGTAAACGAAAAGATTACCGAACTAAACGATCTAAGAAATAAAGGTCATTTAAAAGGTTGGTCAATTGGTTGGGGGTTTGATAGTTTACCTATTACGATTAAAGAGGGATGCACTTCTTACGTAGCTGGTGCGCCCCACGATGGTAAAACAGAGTTTTGGCTTGAAATATTAATTAATTTATCGGTTAAATATAAAATTAGACACGCAATTTTTACACCTGAAACGGGAACTATTGAAGATATTATTTCTGAATTATGTTTTAAATACATTGGTAAACCATACATTAAAACACAGGATAACCCAATGACTGAAGCCGAAAGGATATGCGCAGAAATGTTTGTTGATGAATATTTTTATATAATTGACCCTTTAGATGATAAAATGACTGCCGATGATTTTTATAAAATAGTTGATGATATAGAAATTAATGAGGGTAAAAGAATACATACTACAATGATAGACCCATTTAACGAACTTTCACACGATTTTAGTAAGGATGAGGGAAGGCAAGATTTATACATAGAAAGAATTTTAGGGGATGTAAGAAAGAACGCAAGAAAAACAAATCGGCACAATTGCGTAATAACACACGTAAGAGATCAAGCACCAATAACGGCTAACGATGTTACATTTTTTCCAATGGCAACGGCTCGAGAGATTGCCGGGGGTCAAGCTTGGTTTAGAAAGGGATTATTAATGATAATTATTTGGCGTCCGCCTTATGGTTTAAATGATGAAAACGGAATAGCATATCAAAAAAACGAAGTTAAGATAAGGGTTGTAAAAAGCAAACCAAAGGGAGTTAGTATTAATGGAACATATACAATGTTTTACGATGTGCTAAAAAATGCGTATTATATGCGTGGAAACCAATATAGTAAACGACATAAAAACTTAATAAGGGAAGAACAAGCGGAATTAAAAATTAATGTACCTAAACCCGTAAATTGGTTTGATACTGAAAAAGATGAGGATTTTTTATAATGGATTTACTTGACTATATAACAATAAAGAACAAGTTTGAAATATTAATTCAACAAACCGAAAATAAATATTTCAAAAAATACAATAACGATTTAGCAAAGGTTAATATTGATAAATTAAGCAAAAAAGATGCAAACGATTTAAAGGTGTCTATTTTAAAAGATAATAATGATTTAAGTGATAAGTATAAAGAAAACTATAAAACCCTCTTAGATGTTCTTAAAACACTAAATAACGCTATGTTACACTTTGAAAACTTAAACAAAGAATTAAGAAATCAAAGAAATGTAAATAATTCTTTAATTTTAGATAATGGCAGATTAAAAAACAAGATCAATTTATTAACTAAACAAATAGAAGATTTAAAAACAGAATTAAAACAAGAATTTTGATAGCTTATTTCATTACAATAATAATATCATTTATAGCAGTTTTAATAACAGGAATATTAATAGGAAAAGAAATGTACCAATGAAAAGAATTATTAAAGATAAATTAGATAGCAGGTTAGATAAGAAATTTATATTCTTTAAGTTTTGGAAGTGGCACTCTGATATATGTATTAATACTTTAAGCAATCAAGCAAATGAATATTTTAAAAACTAAGAAGATGAAGAAATTATACTTAACATCAAATAAAGAATGGTTATTAAAAAACTATCCTAAAATGACAATTAAAGAATTGTATGATAATAAAATGATACAGGACAAACCATTTATAGAACAAACAGGTGAACCAATAAAACCAAAAGAAGATGAATAGTCAAAAAAAAGGCAAAAGATTTGAGCTACAAGTAGCAAAGTATTTAAGTAGAGAATTTGAAACCTCAATAAGAAGAACCCCTAATAGTGGTGGCTTGAGTATTAAAGGCGATATAATGGCAACTCATGGAATACTATCTGAGTTTAATTGGGAATGTAAAAACCAAGAAAAGCTAAACATTTGGAAGGCATTACATCAAAGTAAGGGTGATTGTGCAACAATGGGCAACAGGAAAAAAGCACTTGTAGTGTTTACAAAGAATTTTGAAAGTGAATATGTTAGTTTGTCCTTAGAAGATTTTGTGCAATTATTATTAGAATTAGAACAGTTAAGAAATGAATGAAGTATTAAATAAAATAGCAGATATTATAGAAGATTATAATAACACAAGTATTAGTGATGGAGTAAAGCTAAATGAGCAGCTAAAGAACTTAACAAGCTATCTATACTACATTGAAGGTATCAAGTCAAAGTACCATCAAGATTATGAAGAAATAATATATGACAAAGTAAACAATGAAAAGCTATCTGTAGCTAGAGCAACTAATGAAGCAAATGTAGCAGTGCCTGAAGTATATAGATTAAGAAAATTAACTAGCTCAGGGTATAGAGTATGTGATGCAATTAGGTCAAACATAAGTTTTTTAAAATTAGA